TATCTGTACCCGTGGGCAACGCTTTACGCTTCATTCAAAGCATAAAAAAGTATAGCACTGCATATCATTCAGACATGGGGACGGGGAGCATGCGGTCTGATGCTCCGGGCAGGTTCCCCGGCACCTCAAATCCTGGGCATAAAAAAACCGGTCACAACAGACCGGTTTTTGTGTTCCTGCATCTCCCATCAAAATCATCCTGACGTGAGACCAAAATTCGATTGGAGCGGGTGAAGGGAATCGAACCCTCGTTATCAGCTTGGGAAGCTTTTACTAGTGCAGTCTCAGTGCGTCACAGGGGATATCAATTTCTGTCTGTAGACCAGTAGAATCGCGGCTTTCAGAGGGAGGTGTTCAATCGTGTTGTTTCACGCGGTATCACCTTAGATCTGGCCGACTGTCACCGGGAACTGTCACCAATGCTCACGGAAAAGCAGATTCAAGCGTTGAAACCTCGCGAAAGGGACTACGTCATGTCCGACGGCCGCACCGCCAAAGGCGAAGGGGTGCTCGTTCTCAAGGTCCGCCCTAGCGGGACGAAAGAGTTTTATTTTCAGCGGCATGTCGCTGGTAAAAAGAAGATGGCCAAGCTCGGTACATGGCCTGAGATGAAACTCACGATCGCCCGGGACAAGTGCCGTGAGGAAAAGGGAGTACAAGCTTCACCAGGTACATTTCAGGATCTGCTTGATCTGTATGTGAAGAAGCTCGAAACCGAGGAGGCTGCATCGGCTGGCGATGTTAAGTGGTCGCTCAAGCATTACGTCAGCGACCCATTCCCCGATCTGGTCGCCAAACCCGCCTCGCTCATCGGCCCGGTCCAGATACGCAACATCATTGTGAAAATGATCGATGCCGGCATTACCACATATTGCAATCGCGTCCGCTCACAGCTACACGCAGCATTTCAGGTCGGGCTGGAGCAGGAGTACAACCCGCGCAGTTACCTGGACGTTCAAGTTCGGTTTGGCCTGGTCAGTAACCCGGTGGCCAGTGTGCCCGTTCAGGACGACTGGGAACAACCTGGTGATCGGGCCCTATCAACTGAGGAGTTGGCAACACTCTGGCAGCTATTACCTGAGCATTTGAGTCTGGTGACATCCGAACTGCTGAAATTTCTCATTGCATCTGGTGGCCAGCGGCCGGAGCAAGTCCTGGCAACTGAGCGGCGCCAGTACCTGAACGATCATTTGATCATCCGAAACAGGAAGGGAAAAAGCGGAGGCAAGGGTATTGAAGGCGAGCGGTCATTACACGTCGTCCCCTTCAACAAGTTGATGCGCCAAAGCCTAAAAGTGATGGATGAAATCAGCGAGTCCAGCGCTTATCCCTTCGTGGGCAAGGCCGACGGAAAGTCTCTGCACACCCAGTCGCTTTCCCGGGCAGTGACGAAGCTCTATAGCCGACACACGAAGAAATTCAACGGACCGTTCACACTGCGTGACATCCGCCGGACGTGCAAAACGTTAATGGGCGTAGCTGGGCTCGATAAGGAATTGAAGGACCGAATTCAAGGACATGCGTTCGGCGATGTGGGATCGAAACATTATGACCGGTACACCTACTTCAAAGAGAAAAAGTCCGGTCTACAGCGCTGGTCAGTTTGGTTGCAGAAGAACGTGATCACGGCAACGCTGACAAATAAATGAGGCCGCTTAAGCGGCCTCGGTTGGTTTCCATTCTGCAGGATTCTGCTGCCAGGCGACGATTGCAGACTCTCGCCAGCCGACTCGGCCGGGTGAAATCGAAACCGGTCGTGGGAAACGACCGCTTTTCATTGCTCGCCACAGCGTTGCATGTGACAGGGATGTAACGGCGATAACATCCCGTTCCCGCATAAAACGATCCAGCTTACTCACCTTGACCTATCTCCCCTGCAGCGCTGGTAAAGCTCTTTCCGACTCAATGAAGCCGGTGCTTTGCCCCTCACCATCCATCACTTTGAGAAACATCACCTCAACCTTCGCTGAGTCGACGAGTACCTTTCCAACTTCAGCGATTGCTCTGGCTCGCTCGATCTCCATGGGCTTGTCCTGGTCCTGGAGCGCCTCCAAGGTCGCGAACAGATGGTTTCTCAGATCGGTCATTTTGTTATTCATTGGTTGCCTCGATCGTTCTTCTCAATTTGCCCAGCAGGCGGATGGTTTGTTTGAGCTCGGGCGGGAATCGCTGAATGGTGTTGCGGCTCATCAGCTCGCGCCGCGTGATCAGTTCAAGGTTGTCGACGGAGCAGTTAGTGTGATCGGCGGTTTTGAAGACCAACACCATGCCCTTCGGGATTGGCCCATGTACTGCCTGCCAATTGCGGCGGTGCGTCCATTCCCATTTGTTGGGCTCGGCCACCTTAACTTTCAGATACCCGTCTGAGGCTAAGACCTCCGTCCCGATCGGCACGTGGTTGTGGGGCAGGCGTCCACTGGTGAATTGTGTCTCTGCGGATCTGCCACCGGCAGCGAACGGCTTTCCTTTGTTCCAGGTGCCGTGTCCTTTCTGAAAGCGCGTGGCCACGCCCGGGTTGTCGTCACGACGTAGACGGCCCGAATGTTCGCTGGCCAGGAATTCGGCGCTGCGCTTCAAGCCAAGTTCTTTGGCTTTGCCATAAATTGCGGACTTCGGGCGCCCCAACATTTCAACCAACTGTGACATCGGTGTGGTGGGGTACAGCGACCGCAGGCGCGACTCCTCGGCTGTCGTCCAGAAACGCCGGCGATTGGTTTGCGTTTTCAGAGGGCTATCGGCAGAGCGTGCCTTGGCTCGTTCTAACGCTTGTTGTGCGATGGTATTCACGGTTTTCATCCTTAAAATTCAGGCCTGCCGACGAGCTTTTGCCAATTTTGCGGTAAGCCTTTCAGCCATCAAGGCAGCCCATTCTTCTGTTTTTCGTTGCTGACGTTGCTCGCTGCAGCGCTCGTGTCGACGTATTGAGCGAGCGAAGCCACAGATATCGCAGACGCTGGGCAGGTCCAGGCGCTTGCTGGCCATCGCGGGTCGGATTCGTTCCTGCGTCATAGTCAGGCTTCCTCTGCGACTGCTATTTCAGTCAGATCGACTTCAAAAAAACCGGGGACGTCGACATCGGCGCCGATCACCCTCATGCCGCACCAACCATACGGCTGCTCGTCTGCTTCGCAGCCGCCAAAGCCTTCGGCGCTGTGAAGGTCGTGTGTCCAGCTGGTGCCCGGGTTGTCACCGAAAACGTTTTTGAAAGCCGGAGTGAACTCCGCTCCGCCTTGCTCGAGCATGATTCTGATCATGGTGGAGCCGGCCAGACGGATGGCCACGCGCACGGCATCGCCGTTTTCTTCCATGAGGCGCGTCGTATCGTCTGAAAAATACTGGTTGATCAGGGCGGCGCGCTCCTGGGTCAACACGTCGAGGTTCACTTCGAGCAGAACCTCGTAGTCTTTCCAGGACTCCGCCACGCGATATCGCTTCAAGTTTGCGGTGGTGGTAGCCTCGGCAGCGCCATCGTTGAGGGTTTGAGCTTGCATGGTTCTCTCCTTTCAGGGGTGGTCGGTGTCGAGGGGTTGCAGCCCCTCGACACCATTTCCAGTCACTTCGTTACTTGGTCAACGTGGGGCGTACTCGGACACAATGGTTTGAAGCACCTCCAAAGGTGCCGCGCGGTACTCATTGGCGAGTCCCAATAAGTCGCTAAGCACATTGACCAAGGCCATTAACTGCGCGCAGTTATGTACGCCTCGCGGATCGAGGTCGCGGATGAAGTTGAGTCCTTGAGTTAGTGCATCGATGTAAACCGGCACCAACTTATTTAAGGTGAATAGCAACTGCTCTTTGTTTCTCTCAATGGTTCGACCAAACACACTTGCCTCTGCGGCGGTCAGTTGATGCAGAGCTTCAATGTGCGGCGGTTTGTCGAGAAAGTTTTTTCCCTTCAATCGGACGTCAATCATTCGGCTGCGGACAGCGTCGCTACATTTCACTGGCTCGTTTGCGGTGATAACCAAGGTTCCCTTAAACGACACCTCTCGCATCTCCTCACGCGTCCCGTAGCTGGCTGAGCCACCGTTGTAGAGGGTTTTGATTTCATCCCAGTCGAACGGCGCGACTGAGTCAGACTCGTCCAAATAAACGATCGAATCAGTGCCAGCTTGTTCCAGGTTGCGCAAACGTCCTGCCTTGGTGGCATGCTCAGGCGAGCAACAACGGTACGTTTCCTTACCAATGAGTTTCGACAAGTAGCTGAGTAAAACGCTGTGACCGCTGCCCGCAGGAGCAGTTATTTCCAGGAAGGGATAACTGCTCTGATTGGCGCGAATCTCGTTTACGTGTTGTGCACCGACCCACCAGGCCAGGGCAACAACACCTTCGGGACCATAAACAGCCCACAGGTCGTCAAAGCGGATGGCATTTCTCAATTCGTTTTGCATGGTTCTCTCCTTTCAGGGGTGGCAGGTGCACTGGGGTTGCAGCCCCATGGCACGCGATTTTTTGCGGATACTTAGTTAAGGATCCAGATCAGCAGATCCGGCACCTGGACCGCGACGATGGCGATCAACACCACCGTCATAACTGCACCGATCAATTGGCCAAACAGGGCGTCGCGTGCGGTGTGTTCAAGTTGCTTTGTGTCGCGCATGGTTCTCTCCTTCAAAATGCCGGTTGCAGCCGGCGTTACAGGTTGCTGTCCGGCAGTCGCACCAGGTGCAGCACCAGGTCTTCAAATTCGTTCGTGTCTTCGGTGCATGAACGCCATTCCAAAACCGTCTGGATCTGGAGCCTTGAACAATTCAGCACCAGGATCTCGCGCTGACCGTCCGTGGCCCGTACCTCCAAAATATCGACTAGGCCGTTGGCGCCGTATGCCTCGGCCTGCACCGTTTTTCGGTGATCGTTTCCGAGCTCGTTGAGCAGCTGGGAGGTGCGGTCCTGCAGGCTTTTCGCAGTGCCGGCAACGACTTGAATCTGCATGGTTCTCTCCTTTCAGGGCTGTTCGACGTGGGTTGCAGCCCTACGCCTGGAACATCCAACACTTGACGGTGGGTGACTTGGTGATCGTGTTGTTGTGTCGTGTGGCCTGATGGGCACGAACCGCGCTGTCGACGGCCTTGTTCGATTCCAGGAATTTGCGGCAGCGGGATTCCTTCAAGCGATCGCGAAGCTCGCTGACGTCGGCCAGCTTCTGCCGGTGTTCTGCGGCTCGCTCGACGAACTCGTTGAGGTTGATGGCGATGACGTTGTCTTTTTTGCTGTGGTTGACCACCGGCCCATCGGCGTCGAGGCCCTGGAGGTAGTCGTAGACTTCCCAGAATTCAGCAACCACAGGGTGGTCTGCGCTGATCGAGCTCTGGCGCTCGATCGCCATTGCGATGATGCAACGCTGGGTGGTGCTGATTTGGGAATCGCTCAGGGGTACAAGCGAGCGGATGCAGTCCAGTAGCCCGAGCAGCTGGGCATGGTTTTTAACGATCCGTTCGACGCGGATATAGCCTCGCAACTGATTGCCGCAGTTTTGGCATGCGGCCTTTTCGTTGTTGGCTGGGTACTCGGTGTCGCAACCGATGCAATGGGTGTGCAGCCGGCGCAAACGCGCTTCGTGTGCGGGGATTTTGTCGGCGAGCGTGGACATGACATCGCTTTCGCGTTTCACCGCCTGCAGCAGGAAGTGGCTGAGCTGATTGCCGTCCAGAGCAGTCAGCCGGTCAGCCGCGGCTCGGCTTTCAGGCGTCACGTTTGGCCGCACGAAGTGCAGCTTCACAATCCTCGTCATGATGGCTTCGGAAGCAATCACTGGCGCGTTCTGGCTGATAGCGATCGTGCCTCGGAAAGGCGGCTCGTAAGTTTCGTTGCCGGC